GGCGTGTCAAGAACGTGACTATGCACTCTCAGAGAGGTACACCCGTATTACCACTTCCTCATCATTTGTAATTTACTTAGATCTTACTAAACATGTGAAACACAATTAGTATTTGTGACGGACAGACATGTTCCGTATACTATTCACATATGTTATAGGTACAATTACTCTTTATCAGAAGTTGGAAAACTAACTTTTAAAGCCCACAGACAGTATACCTTGGCGGGTATAGCGAGAAAACGGTCTGACTATTGGAACATTACTTCCATAATTGGCTAGTGAAAACATTCACCATAGGATTTTGTGCAATGTCAAGCATTATTGAAACAAGGACTGAACCGATATTAGACATTTCGAGATGACCAAAGTAATTATTAACAAAGGTATCACTCCATCCAAACTTACGAAATAATAAAGAAGAACTTGCTTTAATTTTACTAAATGGATATTGTATCGTACTCGGTAAATTCATCTCCCATCTCATATATTCAATGTATTGCTCAAAGGTGATATCTGTTTTACCAAATATAGTTTCAATAGATAACTGGTGTTGTCTTAATGTCATTATGCGTTTATGAGGATCGAATTTAGCAACTTCAGCATCACGAAATACATTCTCAAATGTTGGATACCGCCTGTATCGTTTATGCTTATAAGCAAGTTTCAGCTGCTCAAATTTGAATGTATACTTATGAGTAAACTCGAGTGGTATCAACCCAAATCCGCCTAATTGTGTCGGTGTATGTAACCAGTTTCTTACTCTTGACTTCGTCCACTTCAGTTTATGTAAAATTGCAGCATGTATATCCTTAATCATCTCTCCTTCTGATGTAATACCCATTCTATCCATAAATTCTTTCCAAATTGTAGCTAAGCTGACCAACTTTTTCTCAACATCTATATTTCTAAAGTCGGGGTAAGCCCAAACTAAACTTGAGTACGCTCTGGCAGGATACTGATATACTGCAGATTTAGTGACAACTTGTTTTAAAAATTCTGTAATACCGAAAGTATACCAGTTCTTCTGAATATTGACAATCATACCAGCATAACTCACATAACGAGCTAACTCAGCTAAATCAGGGGTATCTTCAGTTGTCATATCTCCATCGTCACCTTGTGCCAATCCCGCCTTATACTTACCATTCGATATCTTTTCAACAAGCCGTTGAGTGACTAAGTTAAACAAACCGCCACAGAAAGATGTGACATACAAACCGCTTGGCATTCCCTTCTCCCATTTACCAGTTTTAATTCCTTGAGCATCATAAACGTCAATATTACCAAATAAAGAATGTAGTACTGTCTGACATTGACGCCCTTCTTCATCAAGACGGTCCATTAATAAACGGTTCCAAGCCTCCCAGAATTTAAAACTCACGTTATAATCAAAACTTTCAAAGTCAATGGGTATATGGTATCGCAAATCAATATCTCTTTGTATAGTTTGTATCTTATCTTCAGCAGAAGTAAACATTGTCAATTGTTTTGATATAGATAAATGCCCATCGAGTAATGACTCTAATAAATACTTTTGTCTGATATACATACCAATTGGTGCATTAACTATATTCCTTCCTTTTACTCCTTTTTCATCTGGTTTCACAAAGGCACGTAACCCATCAGCTAATATTCCTTCTCTGGAAACAAGTCGCGCTAACTGCTTATCTGTCAAAGATAAAGCACTTCCCAACTTAGTTTTAATTCTTTCATTCTTATATTCCAGTTCTGAATATTTTGAAGCACCACTATTAGCCCATGTGTATCGTGCTTTTGTAAATGCGTCTAAAGTATGATATTTGTTACCTCCAGTACCAGTCTGAGGACCTAAAATAGTACACATCTCGGCATATATTTGATCAACTGTGAATGAACATTCAGGACCAGGTTCTGTCAACCATCTATGAACATCGTCTTTGAAAATGCGATCTTTTGCTTTTGGAAATCCAACTAAGTTTCCTAAATCTATAGCTTTCATCCAAATATTGGGTGGATAAATGCGACTCATTTCTTTCTTAATATATGTGTTTAATGCAGAAACAAGTTTAGCCATTTCTTTAGGTTCCAAACGTGAAAAGATGAGAGCTAAACGCCTTGCGTTTTGAAAATTACATCTGGTAAAATAGTCTAGATAGATATTAAAAATGTTACCAGTTGTATTTACAGTTTTTGCCCTCACTACTCCAATTTGAGACCAAGTATATTCGTGTCGTTGGTTGATATGCCTTGGTGATATTTTCAAACCAATAAGTACCTCTCTAATTTTGGCAGCTAATTGGACTTCGAAAGGTATGAAGCCAATTCGCCATTTGTGCGCAATGGTGTTTCGATTAGGGACGAAAATATTTTGACAACACTGCCTTTTTCAAGGTAGAGCTGTCAAGTATCATCATCTCAGAAGTGTCGCCAACGTTGAACTCAAAAGTGGAACGAAGTATTGGTATAGTATAGTGCAAATCAATGGCCAATGCTGAAGTTGATCCAAATATCTCAGTTTCCAGAGGTCTAGGTGTTAGGAGCTGTTCATCGCCGGTCGAATTATATGGATTTGTGTCGACAGATGAACCTATTGTAGCAAGTGTTATCCAATTGCCTGGAAACTGTACATATGAATATTCGCTGGTAGAATTCAGGACAACCAGTAAATTGGTCTGATTACTGGCAATAGCTAAGTAATTCCATGGGAACCTTTTTGCACTATCGAAATACGTAACATAGTGATTACCTTGTAATAGTTTGAGTTTCGTTTTACCACCTGATGTATTGAAGTACTCTCGTTCGACATTGTTAGCATAAAGTTGATTAACTCTTGGCGGAATATAGACTCTCGTTTGACCCAGTAAGTTAAGATATCCAAATATTGATGTAAACGGATAAACTATCGTTCCTATGGTAGGCACAATTACATCCAACGCGAAAACATCTCTAGGGTAAAGCATTGAGGCATTAGATGCTAGTGTATTGACTTCAATTGCAGAACCAGCCCATGTATAATCAAGTATCATATCATTACACAACTCATTAAACACTAACCTTGACTTAATTGCTGTAGCTATGGTGAAGAAAAGTGGTGCAATACCATCAATATTTAGCAAAGCAGGGCTAAGCATACAGTTGTAACTCATCATCCACATAATAGCATCACTCGG